TGCATGGCGTAAAGATTTGTTCGACTTTGCCATGCACCGCACAGCAGATGTCGCTTACGGTTCAGCTAAGAAACGTGCCGCGATAATCGAAGGTGATGCAGAGTTTGTCATAATAAATTATGACGGTGTGGAGATAGTGGCTGATGCCATAGCAAACGGCGGGTTCGATCTGATAATCGTAGACGAAGCAACCCACTACAAAAACGCGCAGACAAAGCGATGGAAGACGCTCAACAAACTACTCACTCCAGATACATGGCTCTGGTTGTTGACAGGTACACCCGCTGCTCAAAGCCCTGTTGATGCTTATGGGCTAGCAAAACTGGTCAACCCGAAAGGTGTGCCACGCTTTTTTGGTTCTTTCCGCGACATGGTTATGTACAAAGTAACCAACTTCAAATGGGTGCCTAAGCCCAATGCCACTGAGACAGTGTTCAACGCACTACAACCAGCAATACGTTACACCAAGGACGAATGTCTGGATCTGCCAGACATAATCTACACCACACGCGACATACCACTAACGCGCCAGCAAGAAAAGTATTACAAACAATTAAAAGACAAAATGATTATGCAAGCGGCTGGTGAGGATGTTACCGCCGCTACCGCTGCCGTGAACATGAACAAACTACTACAGATTAGTTCTGGTGCGGTGTACACCGATTCTGGAGAGACAATAGAGTTTGATACTAAGCACCGATATAAGGTGTTGCGTGAAGTTATAGACGAGTCCAGCAAAAAAGTTCTGGTATTCGTACCTTTCAAACACACGATAGATTTACTTACAGAAAAGCTACGCGCAGACGGTATACCTACCGAAGTGATTAGCGGTGCCGTGAAAGCGGGAGAACGCACTCGCATATTTAGGGACTTCCAACAGACCGACAACCCTAGAGTGTTGGTCATTCAGCCGCAAGCTGCTGCACACGGCGTTACACTGACCGCTGCAAACACTGTGGTTTGGTGGGGGCCAACAAGTTCTGTGGAAACTTATGCACAGGCTAACGCTCGTGTACATAGGGCGGGTCAAGACCACAAGTGCACCGTAGTGCAGCTACAAGGTTCTAATGTGGAAAAGCGTGTATACGCACTACTTAACAACAAAATAGATACCCACACAAAAATTATTGATCTTTACAAGGAAATACTTGACTAACACATTAGCTACCTTTAGATTGCAGTTCTCGGCAATGAATAGGACACAAACATGGCTGATGCAAAAGTAGTAGATAGTGTCACCTTGGAGAAATTGACTAGGGTTTACCTCAAGATCAAGGGCGAAAGGGAACGTCTGTCTGCTAAATTTAGGGAAGCTGACGATAAGTTAGTCGCGCAGCAAAACAAAATAAAAAGCGCACTCTTGGATCATTTGAAAGATACGGGGGCCAAGAGCGTCAAGACTGATGCGGGTACGTTTTACCGTACCGTTAAGCAAAAGTATTGGACGAGTGATTGGGAATCCATGCACAAGTTTATCTTGGAGCATGAGGTGCCTGAGTTCTTGGAGAAGCGTTTACACCAAGGGGCGGTCAAAGGGTTCCTAGAAGAGAATCCAGACCTGCTACCGAAAGGGTTAAACGTAGATTCGGAGTACGCTGTGACAGTGAGGAAAGCATGATGGAGCAGCTAGTTCCGATTGAAGACGTGGCAAAGCATTTCAACGTGTCGTTGTCCACCGCTCGTAAATGGGTGCGGGATGGCGCTGTGCCTTCTGGCACGTATGTCAAGATAGGTAAGACTCAACGGTTTGATCTGGAGAAGGTGTCACAAGCACTTATGTCTTACAAAAAACTAGAGCCTACAGACGATCTAAAAGAAGAATTGTCTGAGGCTTTTGACCCTACGGCATACGATCCTGACGCAGACTTATAGTGCACCGAATCAGCATACAGGGTAGTAAGTTCACTGGGTTGGTAGACCAGCCAGAGGACAGTATTTGTACTTCCATAGACGTGGTTATTGTTAACGCAGCGGACGTATCTCGCTCGTACTACAAAGATGACTACGTAGTTGGGGCGAAGAAGTTACCTACGTGCTGGTCAACGGACACTCAAAGACCCGCACCCGAAGTGCCAGAAGACCAAAGACAGAGCGCACGTTGTTTAGACTGCACTCAGAATGTCCGAGGTTCGGGGAGTGCGGGGGGTAGAGCTTGTAGATTCCATCAACGCCTAGCGGTTGTTGAGGACAGTGCACTAGACACAGTGTATCAGTTGCAAGTTCCTGCCTCGTCTATATTTGGTAAAGAGCAGGGGGGCGGTATGCCGCTACAGGCTTATTCCAAATTTTTGTCTGGGCATGGTACGCCCTCAATAGCGGTGGTCACTAGAATAGGTTTTGACGAAGGCAGTTCTGTGCCTAAGTTGACTTTCTATCCTCAGCGACCACTAGAAGAAAAAGAACTTGAAGAAGTCCGACTCATGGTAGATCACGAGGACACGTTACAGGCAATCGCATTCAAGGTTGATTTGCATAACGTCAACGGCGGTTCACCGTTTGCGGAAACAGAAGGGTTCACAATAGCCTAAGTTAAGGAGACCAACATGGCTGAAGTAGATATGTATTACACGATAGAGAACGTCGAAGCTCTCTACCCAAGAATCAACACCACTTATAAGTTCGATAACAAAGCGAACGGTGGGAAGGGTGGCTCTGTTAAGTGCGATCCGCTGGATGATGGAGCTGCATACGAAATGTCTTTCGTTATGCCCGAAAAGAAAGCAAAGGCTTTATACAAGTCTATGAAGGCAGCATACGACGCTAAGAAAGAAGGTAGCTGGCCTGATAAATTCCCACTACCGTTTAAGAAGAACGATGAAGGTAACTACGTCGGTAAGGCCAAGCTAAAAGGCGCTTACGGCACCGATCTGACTAAACCGCCGTTGCAGGTAGACGCGAAGAACAACGAGCTACCAAAGGACTTTCAATTAACCACGGGCAGTGTGGTGAACATAGCGTTTACTTTCGTGCCGTACTCAATGCGAGAGAGTGGCGTTAGCTTACGTCTGAACGGTGTACAGGTAATAGATTACAAGCCTATGGCTTCTCGCTCACCATTCGGTGTTGTAGAGGGGTATGTTGCACAGCCTGACAATCCGTTCAGTGACACCACTAGCATACAAGCCGAGCCAGAGGATGATGATTCGGATGACATATTTGGCGACGAGCCAGATACCTCTGCTGCAACAGAGGAACCCAAAAAGAAGGTCGTTAAGAAGTCCGCACCCGCACCCACGGACGACGAAGACCTGAGCGCAGTTATCGAAGAATGGGACGACTAGACCGATAACACTCCACTATGGCTAGGCATTGCTGAAAAGGGTGTGCCGACGCCCCTGCCATAGTGTCTTTCGGCATTGGGTGCAAATATGAATACGATAGAATTTTTAAGGTGGGTGTTACCCCCCGAAGGAGTGTACGTCCTTTTCAGAAATAGTTTGGCTGAAGGCAGACACCGCCAAGCATACTTTCATTCACTGGAAGATTTAGCCGAGGCCGCAGACTATTACGACAGTGAGGGGTGGGATACGTACTTCGCTGTAAGTAATTACAAGAAAGAGGGTACACGCAAGGGCGAAGACGCTAGCAAGATTAAGGCGTTTTTCTTGGATCTGGATTGTGGGCCAGAGAAAGAGTTCCCTACGAAGAAAGCCGCACTGCAAGAGCTTCAGAGGTTCTGCGCTGCAACGACATTACCAAAGCCACTCATGGTGGATTCGGGGCGTGGGCTACATGTTTATTGGGTTCTTACTGAACCTGTAGCGGTAGAACAATGGAAAGTGGTGGCTGACCGATTCAAAGCCGTGTGTGCAGAGCATGACTTTGATATAGATACATCAGTGCCAGCCGACACCGCGAGGGTGTTACGTGTGTTAGGTACTCACAACCACAAGTCAGAGACTCCTGCCCCCGTCAAGTTAGTGACCACTGTGCCGGATGCAGTTAACTTCGATTGGTTTGCCAGTAAGATTGGCTTAGACACGATACCAGTTCCTCAAAAACGTGTAAGCGAAGACGGGCCAGCTAGCTTACGTGACGCATTACTACGTAACATAAAGTATAGCTTCAAGGACATACTTCTAAAGTCTCAGGAAGGCACAGGCTGTAGGCAACTAAAACGCATAATAAGTGGGCAAGCCGAAGCAAGCGAACCTATGTGGAGAGCAGGACTATCTATAGCCAAGTTCTGCGAGGACGGTGAAAAAGCGGCACAGAAAATATCAGAGAAGCACCCTGAGTATACGCCAGAGCTTACGCTTAAGAAGTTAGATTTGATTAAGGGGCCGTACCGCTGCACGACGTTTGATGAAAGTGAGGCGGGTGTATGCACCGAATGTCCTCACTGGGGCAAAATAAAGTCACCGTTGCTTTTAGGTAGAAAGATCGCTGAAGCCGAACTAAGCGAAGATGGCACCTATAGTGAAGACTCTGACTTGTTTGA